TCTACCTGTCCCAGAATGGGACAATTCGACACCTAATAGATAGGCCAGCAGTCGCCCCAGGATGCCCGCCCATGCGATTTGGCGGGTTCGGGGGGGGGAGGGGCAAAGTTCCGGCCGATGGGGGGCTGGACGGGGCTCAGGCACGGAGTTTTTATCGTATGGCAAAGGTAGGTCGACCGGCACACGAACCAACAGACGCCACCCGGCGACGTGTTGTGATGCTGGTGGCGTTCGGATGGTCAAACCCGCGCATCGCAGCGGTGCTTGACATCACCCATCTCACGCTCAGGAAGCATTACCGCGCGGAGTTGAAGCAGCGCCGGACGGCGCGCGATCGCCTCAATGCGATGATCGCGGAAAAGTTTTGGGAGTTGTTTGCAAAGGGCAATGTTCGCGCCGGCTGCGAATTCCGCTCGATGGTGGAGCAGGGCGACGCGGTGGCAAGCAACACAAACTTCGGCAAGAAGGAACGCGCGTTGATGGAGGCGCAGCGACCCGATTTGAATTCGCCGACGGGCGAGTTGCTGGCGGCGCGCGATCAAAGAAATGTGGGATCTGAGTTGCCCGGATTGGGAAGATCGGTTGTTGCATGGCCGGTCGCTCATCCCCGATCTTCCGCTCAATAGCGTCGAGGCCAACGACGGCCTGAAGCTGTTCGACATGCTGCGGCTGCCGGACGTTCCCGGCATGCCGCCGATGCGCGATGCTTGCGGGCAGTGGTTTCGTGACATCGTCCGCGTTGCGTTCGGCTCATGGTTTCCCGCCGAGAACCGGCGCTACATCCGCGACATTCTGGCGATGCTGCCGAAGGGGCAGAGCAAGACGACTTATTCGGCTGGCCTCTTGCTGACAGCGATGCTGTTGAACCGGCGTCCGCGGGCGCAGGGTTTGTTCGTGGCGCCGACCCATGCGATCGCCGACAACGCCTACGACAAGGCTGTCGGCATGATCGAGGCCTCGCCGGACCTGAAGCGGTGGTTTCGCACCCGCGACCACGTCAAAACGATCGTCGACCTGCGCAACCAAAGCGAGCTTCGGGTCAAGACGTTCGATGTGAATATTCTCGCCGGGACGATCCTATTCATCGCGCTGCTCGACGAGTTGCATCTGTTGGGCAGCAACCCACACACCCAGAAGGTTCTGCGGCAGATCCGCGGCGGCTTGGAGAAGACGCCGGAAGGTTTGCTGATCATTACGACGACGCAGTCCGACGACATTCCGGCCGGTGCGTTCAAGGACGAGCTCACCAACGCGCGGCGGGTTCGCGACGGCTTCTTCCGCGGCAAGGTCAGCCGCCCGCTGTTACCGGTGCTGTACGAATTCCCCGACGAAATCGCGCGGCATCGCGAGCGATGGGGCGACCCGTCGAACTGGCCGATGGTAATGCCAAACCTCGGCAGAAGCGTGCAACTCGATTCCTTGGTTGCCGACTGGCAGACCGAGCAAACCAAGAACGACGCGGCAATCCGCATCTGGGCGAGCCAACATCTCAACATTGAGATGGGGCTCGGCATGAAGACCGATGGCTGGTCTGGGGCCGAGTATTGGAGCGGCGCCGTCGACGACACACTCACGCTCGACAGCCTGATTGACCGCAGCGAGGCGATCGTGATCGGCGTCGACGGCGGCGGCCTCGATGATCTGTTCGGCCTATCTGTGCTGGGCAGAGAACGGGAAAACAAAAACTGGCTGAGCTGGTCGCATGCCTGGTGCCATCGCGGCGTTCTATCGCGCAGGCTTTCGATTGCTTCGCGGCTCGAGGATTTTGCCGCCGCCGGCGAACTGACGATTGTCGACGACAAGCTGGACGACATTTCGGCGATCGTCTCCATCGTCGAGCGGGTCAAGGATGCCGGGCATCTAAGCTGCGTCGCGCTCGACATCGAAGGGCCGTATGGCGAGTTCGTCGACGCGCTGGCAACGATCGGCGTCGACGAAGCATCAGAGCAGATCGTCGGCATCGGCCAGGGCTACCGGCTGATGGGGGCGATCAAGACGGTCGAGCGCAAGCTTGCCAACGGCACCTTCGTGCATGCGCCCTCCGCGCTGATGGATTGGACGGTCGGCAACGTCAAGATCGAGCCGACCGCGACCGCGATCCGAGCGACCAAGAGCAATGCCGGCGACGCAAAGATCGATCCCTGGTGCGCGCTGATGGATGCGGCGACCGTCATGGTCAAGAACCCGGACGCCGCGGTGACCTACGAGATGTTCGTCGTCTGAAGGATGACCCTCATGAACCGCGCCTACGCAATGATCGACATCAAGTCGATCAAGGAAGACGAACGCCTGATCGAAGGCATTGCGACGACGCCGTCGACCGACCGGGTCGGCGACATCGTCATGCCGGAAGGCGCGAAGTTCAGCGTGCCGATGCCGTTGCTGTGGCAGCACAAGAGCGACCAGCCGGTCGGCCATGTCGAGTACGCCAAGCCAAGCAAGGCCGGCATTCCATTCAAGGCGCGTATCGCCAAGTCAGACGAGCCCGGCACCTTGAAGGACCGGCTCGATGAGGCGTGGCAGTCGGTCAAGCTGAAGCTAGTGCCTGCGGTCTCGATCGGCTTCAGCATCAAGAATTACGAGGTCATGAAGGAAGGCGGCTGGCGCATCAAGGAATGGGACTGGATGGAGCTTTCGCTCGTCACCATCCCGGCGAACGCCGACTGCACTATCGACCGCATCAAGTCTCTCGACGCCGCAATGCTGGCCGCGACCGGCCACAAGCAGAACGGCGTCCGAACTCTCTCCGCCGGCGTCACGGCATCCCGAAAACCCGTGATGATCGAGGAGATCAACGTGAGCAGAACGAAAACCTACGCCGAGCAGATCACCGCGCTCGAGGCGTCGCGCCAGGCCAAGTCCGCGCGCCGCGAGGAGATCCAGAACACCGCTAGCGACGAGAACCGCACCAAGGAAGAGGCCGAGCAGGTCGAGTTCGACGATCTCGGCAATAGCATCAAGACGATCGACCGCGAACTTGTCGATCTGCGCGACCTCGAGAAGAACAACAAGGCCGCAGCGGTTGCGGTCAACGGCGCCACGCCTGCGGCGGCTGCGGCGGCGCGATCCGGCGTGCGGGTCGAGAACGTCAAGCGCAATTTGCCGCCGGGCATCGCGTTCGCTCGGATGACCATGGCGCGGGCGCGCTCGTTCAAGGAGATGATGCCGGCGCACGAAATTGCCAAGGCGATGTGGCCGGACCACACCGAGTTGCATGAGGAACTGAAGGCGGCGGTGGCGGTCGGATCGTCAACGACGCTGGCGACCCTGGTGCAGCCGACCGTGATGGCATCGGAGTTGATCGAGTATCTCTGGCACCGCACCATCATCGGCAGGATTCAGGGCCTGCGCCGGGTGCCGTTCAACATCAAGGTGCCGCGCCAGACCTCGGTTGCCAGCGTGTCATGGGTCGGCGAGGCCGCGCCCAAGCCGCTGAGCGCGTTCGCGTTGGATACGGTGTCGCTCGGCTACTACAAAATCGCCGGAATCGTCGCGCTGACTGACGAAATTGTTAAGTTCAGCAGCCCCGCGGCGGAAGCCATGGTGCGCGACGAACTGGCTAACGCGATCGTCACCTTGATGGATCATGACTTCATCGATCCGGAAAAGGCGGCGGTGGCGGGCGTCTCGCCGGCATCGCTCACCAACGGCGTCACGCCGATCACGGCAACCGGGACGGCGTACTCGAACTTCGCCGCCGACCTCGGCGCCGCGCTTGCTAACTTCGATGCGGCGAAGATCGACACGTCCTCGCTCGCCATCGTCATGTCGACGCGCATCGCTCGCTCGCTCGGCATGATGCTGAACTCGCTCGGCCAACCGCTGTTCCCGAACGTCTCGTCAACTGGCGGCACCGTGCAGGGCTATCAGGTGATCGTCTCGGGCAACGTCGACCCGACCGGCGACGTCGCGGCGAACGGCGACAACATCATCCTCATCAAGCCGGATGAGATCTTCGTTGCTGACGACGGCAGCGTCTCGATCGACATCTCGCGCGAGGCGTCGGTGCAGATGGACGGTGCGCCGGACAACCCAGCCCTGGCAACGACCATCACGATCAGTGCCTTCCAACACAACCTGGCGCTGATCAGGGCAGAGCGTTATTGCAACTGGCTGAAGCGCCGTGCGCAGGCCGTGCAGTACATCTCGGGCGCGAAGTACGCCTGAGTGGTGGACTGACGCCCCCAGCGGCCCGGAGCAATCCGGGC